TCAACATGGATTCTGAGTCACCATTTCTAACTTTAAATGCAAAAGCTTCTTTTGAGCTACATTCATCATCAGTACATTCTAATGGATGTGGTTCAATTGATGCCTGAACAAATCTTATACCATTCAAGAGTGCGAGAACACTTCTACGAAAACCATCCCAAACATAAATTTTACCATCTGGTCTAATCGCAATATCTATAGAACCAGCAAGCATTTTGTCAAAGTATAATCTCTGACCATTAGTACTTGTTCTTCTAAGGTGTTGAATAATTTTCTTTAATCTCAAAACTCTTTGATATGTCAAATCAATCCACACATCTTCTAATGATATCTTTTTGCCTGTAATTGGATTTACACCAATCAAGGCTTCGTGATAAAAATTATCATTAAAGGGTTTATTTAATATTCTACCATAAGGTGAATTTTCAAATAATTGTTCTTTTTGATATTGGTCGATAGATATAATTAAATCAATAATCTCTGATAATTTTATTCGACCTAAAGGTAAGTTTGCGAGCTGACGCTCAATGTCTTTCATTTTTGCCATGATTGGCCTCCTTGTTAAGTGGACAACGATATTGTTGTCATGTTATAACGAAATCAACGATTCCGTAAGATACATATATTTATTCATAATAAAGTCCTTTTAAATTGTTTGATTTAATACATTCATTATATAATACATTTTGAGTAAAGTCAACCCATAATTGCAAACTTTTATACAAAAAATTCTTCTAATGTTGCAGTTCTAGTGTGTTTAAAAATATCTTTGTTTTTATCTTTACTAAAGTACCATACGTTTTCAATGTATATTTGATTCATAAACTTATCCATAGCAGCCTTATCAAAGTTACCATCATCATCTTTAAATACAGCTGCACCTTGTGGTCTTTGCATTATTCTCATACCTACTTGACCCATAAAGTTTGGTAGTAACATATCTACAAGTTCATCTCCAGAACGATATCTCTTACCTTTTACTTTTGGGTCTAGTATATTAACCATAAGAACACCAGTATCACTAAGAGAGTCAAAACTATTCTGTGCAACTGGAAGATAAAATTCATCTCTCCATGCATCATATTCATTAAACTTTGCCCAAGACTGTAGTTCTTCTTTCTCACCACCCTCATTGTATCGTTCTGTACTGAAGTATGGTGGACTTGTAAATGCACAATCTACATTATTAATTTCATCCCAAGGCATATCTTCTGCACCACAGTTATATATCTGTGTAGTTTTTTTACCACCAGTAAGTTTATCATAAAACTCAATCATCTTTTTATATCGTGCAAACGTATTTGGATTAGGATCACAACCAATATAGTGTGTAGCGTTAGATGCATAGAAAGCAGTTAATCTATCACCCCAACCCATAGAAGTATCAAGTACAGTTTTTGCATCAGTCATCTCATAGATGGTCTTTGCAACTGTAGGTTTAAATTGTGTTGCAATGTAAGTACCAAGTCTAAATGCAGACATATACACACTTGGACTTAAATCTTTTTCAGTATTAATACCTCTCCATATGGGCCCAAATACACCCCAGATATTATCACCTTGATTCCATCTATCTATTGGAGATTTAAAACCATAAGAACCACAAGCAAGTCTTAGGTCATTCATAAACGAGTCACTTATATAATTATATGTGCTTGGTGCATCAATAACACCTAGTCCGTATTTACTGTAAGGATACTTGTAATCGTCATACTTTTCTAATACATCTTCTTTATCTCTTTTTGAAATCCAATCAGTCCATTCATGTGATTTGAGTTTATGAAATTCACGAACAACTTTGTCTTGACTAAATTGTTTCAGAGGAAATGGTGGTTTTTCATTTGTAATATATTCTGCAAGAGTTTTACGAAATACCTCTTTACCATACTTTTCAGTAGTTTGAATAAACATAGTACTATTCATTATTGGTAGACCATTGTTGTCTACACTCTTTCTTAATATTTCATATAGTTCTTCATTCATCATCCAAAAAAATCCTCTAATGTTCCTTGTGTTCCATAACTTCTATCAACCAACCAATTGATTTTAGTTAAGATAAAATTGAGAGGTTCAATAAATGACTTCTCAAACTGCACTTCATAATCTACACTCTTATGTAAGTCTAGTTCTTTTGGTAATTGTGTCATAAAAGATATAGCACTACATTGATATAGATTAGGTTGTTTCATGTTAATAAATTTAATCTTATCTCCCTCTTGTATGTAAGGATACTTGTTACCTAGTTTTCTTTCTTTCACTAGATGATTATAAAGTATTGCACCCTTACAATGTATAGGAGCACCTTTCTTAAACATACCATTAGAGTCACTAAACTTTGACAATCCGTTTACACTTCTTGGATATGCAATCTCCTCTGGTGGTAGACTCATAAACTCCTCACGAAACTCTTGTATAAAAGTATTCATCTCTTTCTCTGTACCATTCATTATAATCTTTAGGCCTTGTTTAATCTTTTCTCTACAAGGTGCAGGCGTACTTGACTTAACTGCTTCGATACCCATGATTTTGAGTTGTGCCTCTTTATACTGCACACCCTCATTATCCCATACGTTGAGAATATATCTTTTCTTTGCTGTCCAGATACCTTTGTCTGCAATCACTTCTCTAGACATCTCCATCTTCTGTTCATAAGAGTTTACATACTCATGCAGAGATTGATAACTTTTCTCAATGAAAGGCTCAATCTTCTGTCGAGCCACGTCATCCAAGAACTTGACAATTTTTTTAGTTTCCGTTCCCTTGTCAAACACTTTACTGACAAGTGAGTCAAAGCAAACATATATCGAATCTGTATCACTCGCAATAACGTAATCATGTCCAGAGGTCTTAAGCAAATCATTAAGATACTGATTAACAGCACGCTCAATCCAACGAATGGATAACTGACCAGAAGTAGTAATTGCTTCAGCAACCAACAAATCATAATAACGAAACCAAACATTCCCAAGAGCACCATATGCACTATTGAGTGAAATCTTTTTAGCCATCTGGATATTGTTATATTTTGAAATATCTTTGAGTAGTCTAGGTTCTTTAGTATTCTCATATTCTTGCTTTGCCTGTAATAAGAGTTTCTTATACTTCACTCTATCATCATACATGGATTGCATCATTTCAGGCAAAAATCCTCTTTTGTTTGTTTTAAACAATGCACCATTAGGTGTAAGTGTAACACCTTTCAGTATTGATGTGTCTACCTTTTTATCTAGTAGTTTATCAACTGACATATCTGGCACTTTCTTCTGTGAGTAAAGTGTTTCAGTTGATATGTTATATTGCATAATTAAATGTGGATACAATGAGTTTAAGTCAAATGACATAACCCATTTATGCATACCCACTTGTGGGTCTTTTACATAAGCACCCTCAAACTTCTCTGGTTTTTCTGATTTCTTTTTTTGTGGTATTGCAATCTTTTTCTTGTGAAGATAGTTATATATCAATATATCCCAATACTTAGTTGAACCAAGTACATCCATATAATTTACTTTTGCATCATAAGCCATAGTCAAACATAACTCAATCAGTTTCATCTTGTCTTCTAGTTTGTCTACAAGTTCCACATCCATAATATTATATTCTAGAAACGACTGATAGTCTTTTGTATACCATTCACGAAATGTTTCGTATGGATTACCATCTTTCTTTTCACCAAGTTCAACAAAGGCAATATGGTCAAGTCGATAAGACTCTTGTGCAGAATAAGTAAACTTACGATACAAGTCAAAGTAATCTAAATGAGCGACACCTTGTATCTCATACACTTGATGTTTACGACCCATCTGAAAAACTTCTCTTGAGTGTACACTTCTCCAAGGCGATAGTCTTTTGATTTCATCTTCACCACAAAGATTAGTGATACGAGTACATAGATAAGGAATATCAAAGAACTCTGTATTCCAACCAGTAATTACATCAGGCTGATGTTTTTCCCAGAATATGAGAAACTCCTTAATAAGATGTAGTTCACTTTCACACTCGACATACGTTACATCATCACGACTGTTATTGAACTTACCAATACCCCAGACAACAAACTTTTTACTCTGGTGGTTCTTTACTGTAATAGATAGTAATGGTTCTATTGCCTGTTCTGGGCTTGGAAAACCATTCTCACATTCTACTTCAATATCAATCGTTACTATAAGTATCTTATCTATATCATACTCTACTGTATTAGGATAGGACTCTGCAATGAAGTTATAAGGATACATGGTACTACCGAATACCATTTCTGGTTGATTCTTATAGTTTTCAACCCACTCTCTTGCCTCTTTCATACTGTCAAAGTTTACTGGAGTTACATAGTCACCATCAAGTGTCTTCCACTCTGTAGGTTTTTCTACAGGCGCATAAAGAGTTGGTTTATATTTAACTCTACGAGTCAGTCGTTCTCCATTAACTACTTCTCGCAGTAATAGAGTATTACCCCATTGGGATATGTTTGTATAGAAATTCATAGTATAAATGTACCATAGTTAACGTAAAAAGTCAAGGTTAAATATCAAGTTTATTTTCTGGTTTTGGTGGTTGTGATTTCATGTAATCCAAGAATCTATCTTCTCTGAAACAATATACTTTAGAAGGCCCATTAAACTCTCTAATAGATACTTCTTCGATTACTTTTATATTTACTTGTGCTGTTCTTTGACAAGACTGTACAGTATCATACATCATGTTAGTAAATATAAAGTGGTCTGCTGTGCCATCACTATGCAGATTGAGCGATATCAGTACTAATAACCATTTCATTTTTTTCTTCCCATTCCTTAATGGTATCTGAAAGCAAGGGTATATACTCTGTCTTATCTTTGACAAACTCTTGGACAACACCATCTTCTGTGACAACTAGAATACAAATTTGATTGATTTCAATTCCAGTTCTTTCTTCAAACATCTCT